TTGTTTTAAGGAAACGCTGCTTTTACTTGCTTAGTATAAGCCATTGCTCTAGCTAGTGCTTTAGTGTATCGGCTAGAAAGACTATCGTAAAGATTGTCTTCCATTGCTTCTTCAGTAATTGCAAAACCTAGTGCAACTGTCTCATGAGTGTATCTAGCAGTGAAAGATTCTTGAGCAGAATCATAAGTCATTGCTGCTCCTTCATTTTTCACAGGTGCTTGACCGAAACCTGAGAGTTTTACTTCTTCTTCGAAAGAACGATCAGAATTTTCAGTTTCATAAATTTCTTTATCTTCTGAATCGTACCCTTCATATTCCAAACCAAACAAAGCGTTTAGACCTGGAAGTAGCTCTTTGAGCATTTGGGCTCTTGAAATTGCCATATCTTATTCTCCTATGTGCCTAAAGGCTTGTCGTATGCGTGCATTCCTGCGTTGAATTTCACAATAAGATCAGTAAATGCATCTCCTGGTGTGCTTTCTCCGCTTTCAACGAATCCAAGTATACGAATTGGTAAAGTGTTTGTTGTGGCGGCAGTAGATGCGTCTAAAGCATTTTTGCTTCTTCCGAGATCTGTTGAACCAGCTGTTTGCACAACTGCTATATTACTGCCGATTTTGCCTTTTGCTACAGCACCATCTGCTTGCATTCTGAATTCAACATTTGGATCGTCTAGTACGATAGCGTTGATATCATCAGCTGCGATTGATGTATTGTAAGATTGGGCAAAAGTAGTTTGTTTTGTATTAGGATCAGTATATGTACATCCTAAAAAGACACCAACAGGTGTGAGTGTTGTAGTACCAGTGTCTTTTGCCACTGTTACAACGCCTCCTGCTAAAACAAGTTTGACAAAGTCACCATAAAAGATGCTTGTGCCTTCTGCTGATTTAATTGGAATATATCTTGTTTTTCCACTAAATGAACCACTTGCTGAAGTAGTACCTACTGGCTCTGCACCCATTGGGGTTGCTTTTGTAGCCATTTTATTACTCCGTAATTAAAATTAATGTTTGCCGAATGTAGTCCTTGAATTCCTTTGCGGTTCTAGCATTGGCATTCTAGGATCACTTTCTCTAAGATAATTATTATCTATAGACTCAACTTGCTGAACGGCTAACTTGTCATAGTATTCCTGTCTCGATTTCACGAGTTCAGCAGGTGCTTTACATAATAATAGACCACCTATTTCGATACATCCATCAGATGCCCATTTTGAATCTTGATCACTCATGATCTGTAATTCAGGATGGTCTTCTGATTTACAGGCTTCCCATCCTTCCCTAAATCTATATGAGACATTAGGGTTGTCTGATTGTCCTACTGTAGCAGTTCTAATCCATCTAAATACCCAACCATCTTGAGGTTTGGGATCAGGAAGAACTGATGGTGGTTGCCACGCTTGAGTTCGCTGCGTGTCTGCTCTTTGATTACTTCCACTAGTTTCTCGTGGAGTGCGGCTATCACCTGCAACTTCTGTGGCTTCAAGCACTTCTGCTTCGATTTGATCTTGTTTTTGGTTTTTGTCGTTAATGTCTTGTTTTGTCATTATCTTCTTTCCTTTATAAGTTCAGCCGCATATTGTTCAGGTGTAATTCCAAGTTTCCTAGCGAGAGAAACTTGAGTAGCAGTTAATTTGACCTTACTAGGTCTTGCTCCGTTATTTCTAGTCGCAGGAGCTACCACACTAGGTGGGGTTTGCGACTTGCGAGATTCTACAGGATCTGCTACTTCCTTGTATGAATCTTCGGTTTCAAATTCCTGAGGAAAAACTTCCCTCATTCTTTGATCTACACGATCATAATACTCTTTTGATGTAGGATCAACATTTTCTTTAATAAGTTTTGTGTGAACTCCATATGCAAAATTTGTCATTTCTTCATCTGCACCAAACCATTCGTTGTTTTGTTGCCAAGCAACTGCTTTTTCATCAGGTTGAGGAACTTCCACAGATTGCTGTTGAACAGGCTCTTGTTGTACTTGCTGTTGTGCTTGTTGTTGTTCTTCTCTTAAAACTTGATTAGCTAATTGTTGAGGTAAGTATTGTGCTTGTTGACTTGCAAGAGTTGCTTCTGTAAGAATTTGTTGAGCTTTAGCAATAGCTTCAGCATCACCATCTTCATAGGCTTTTTTATAATGTTGCGTAGCGGCTTGTTTCGCAAATTCTGCCTTTTGTTTCGCTTGTTTAACAAGCTCTTGCTGTCCTGTACCAAGAAGTTTATTAAGCCTTTCGTTTTCAGTAGAGGCTCTTTTAGCATAATTAACCGCCTCATCCCTAAGACGTTCTGCTTTTTCTTTTTCTCTTCTTTCTTCATGGTAATCGTACTTTAGTTTTTTTATTCTTTTGTTTGCATTTTCAGATAAGTCATTTACCTCACTATCTTCTTTTTTTGGAGGCTTTCTATCTTCTAAAGGTCTATCGTCTACTACTTCTACTTCAATATTAGATTCTTTATCAATACCTACTGAAGATTTAAGACCAAAAAACCTATCTTCTGCTGAAGTATCTGTTTCAGGTATATTATCAAAATTTTCTGCTTCGTTTGTTTGTGTATCTGTCATACTCTTTCTATTCCTCTAGGATCTTGAACAACGGCTTCTACGTTGTCATCGTTAATAATTCTGAATTCTTTTCCATGTATTTTTAATCTTGTTCCTGTAAAAGCACGGAAAACAACCCAATCTCCCTCTTGACACCACGCACCTGACGAAAATTTCTTTTTATCATCGTAGCATTCTGCACCCATCTTCATAACAAATCCAACAACAGTGGCTATCTCTTCCGAGTGCATCATGTCATCAGGCTTATATATACCGCCTTTTGTTTTCATTGATATATCAGGTAGTGCAATTAATATTCTATACCCTTTTGGTTCAGGTAATTGAGAAGCTGTCGCTTCTTCTGATTTTTTAATTAAATTTTCTGTAGCAATTTCTGCTTTATTTTTTATAGTTTCGTGCATTTCATTGCTTATAAAGGCTTCGTTTATTCCGCCTTCTTCTTTTTCTTTTTTACTTGATACTCTATTATCGGTTACTTTCATTTAATCCTCCATAAATCTTTTTTCCATATCAGTCACTTCTCTTTCTGCAATAGATAAACCTTTAATAATACCTATGAGATGACGATAATCAGAGTAATCTTTTGCAGTTCCCTCCAATAGATTTTCTTCAATCTGTATTTTTTCTTCTTGAATCTTTTTTTTCAAAAGACCAAACTGTGTTTCTGCCATTTTTCTCCCTCAGATATAGCTAGTCTGAGTCTTTGTTTTCAGTTGTTATACGAATATCAATTTCTTGAGATTCAGGTATATTTGCTGTCAGAGATATGTTTGAACTTGCACATCCTGTTACTACAAATAAACTTATTACTGTTAGTATTATATATTTCATCGTTAACCTATACTTATATTAATATAATTATTAAACTTATAAAATCAATAACACAAGAATTATTTATATATTCCTTAAAGAATATTTATACAGTTCTTGATTTACCTTTGTGTAGTCCGTGTCTTGCGTGTTGTTTACCTGCTTTAGTTGCGGCTCTTTTCTTTTTGTTTGCTCTTGCTAATTTACTTCTGCCTTTTGATGTAGACTTTAATCTATCTATAGTTTTTTTAGGAGCATACACCTCACCAGTCTCAGATGATTTTTTTCCGCTAGGTGTACTCCATTTTTGTTTAGTCCAATTTTTTAAAGACTTTTGAGATTTTTTTAATGCCATTACTTATAACCACCGCCTGATTTTTTATATCTAGAAGCTAGTAGTTGTGCTTTTCTAGCAGACCATTGACCTGCTTTACCACCTTTAGTGCCTGCTTTTATTGAATTAAAAAGTCTTTTTCTCATAGTTGGCTTGGTATAGTTACCTGCTTTATTAACAGTAGATTTTTTATTTACCATTATTTCCTCTTTTCTTTTTAGTATTTAATCATGATTTTTTTAGAAACTCAATCTTCTTTGTACAAGTTATTAAATGTTACATTAGAGTCAGTATAGCTTTCGTGTTCTTCACTACTGTGTATTTCTTGACTAGGCATAAAGTCAGGAGCTCCTTCTCCTGTAACCCACAATGCAGGATTAGTAACTCTTACTCTGTTATTTGGTAGAGCAACTAAGTTTCCTTTCCATTGACCTTCAGTCAAATATAATAAATGACTTTGTTTATGTTGATCAGGACTATCTGCAATATCATGCTCTGTATAATCAACAGTAAAGATATACTTAGCCATATAGAATTCACCATCTATTTTTGCATACCANGGTGATGATGATGCTCTNTCTATTGATATAACTGANTGATGNTGAGACATACAATCCCATGGTTGANATAAATGATTTTCCATTCTTTCTGGCCAGTCTTCGACAGGAATATCTGCCATCATTCCTTGTATAGGCATACGAGCCCACATAGCACCACCATGAACATTGTTGTCTTCTTCTTCACAACCTGTAAATATAACTTGAAATGATAATGATCTATCAGGAATGCAATTTACAGCTACAGCTAAACCATGAATAAATTCTCCATGGTATCTTTCGTGACCAGCCGTAAATTCTTTTCTTACCCATACCTTAAAGTATGGAATATTGGATATTAAATAAGACATAAAACCTCCCTAAGTTTATTTATCTTTTTCCGCCTCTTTTTTTACCTTTAACTTTTTTACCACTCATCATGCGAGTTCTTCCTTTAACTGCTTTGCCACCCATCATGCGAGTTCTTCCTTTTGCTTTCTTCATAGTATTATCTCCTTTTTACCATTTTACTTTTACTACCATTTTTCACGATTAGCCCAATATGCCGCAGAACACCTACCTTTGGCAATGTTTTTAGCATGTCTAGCTTTAAAAGATTTACGTCTTGCTTTTTCTGATTTACTTTTTGGATTTTTTCCTGCTCCTGAAACACCTTGTTGACCAAATCGAATTGTTTTAATACTTCCATCCTCGCACTTAGCAACAACAACGTGAGATTTTGTAGGATGATTAGGAGTTCTTTTCGGTTTATTAAACCCTGAAACTCCTGCTCTTTTTAATCTTGGATCTTTTTCTGCCATTATAATTTTGAGTTTGATTTTGCAAGAGCTATTTGTTTTTGAATTTCAATAGCCAATTTAACACCATCCGCAAATCCTTTTTTATCTGTACTTTTTTCTTCATTTTCTGCTTCAAGAAGTGCTTCGCCAATACGGACACCTAATTCAGTTCCTGTTAATTTTTCTTTAGATTCAATTTTAGCCATTTCTTTTATAATATCAGCTTTAAGTTTCTCTCTATTAAGTTTAGCTTTTTCTTGATCTGCCATTGCTTTGCGTTGTGATTCGCCTTGTTGTATATCAAGTTCTCTATTTCTTTGCTGAATAATAGGATCTTCCATTTGTTGCATTCTTTCTTGCTGTTGAGCTTCTTGTCTTTTACGAAGAGATAATTTATCTGCGGCTGAAGCAACAAGTTCAGACAATCTTTTTTCAATTTCAGGAGGCATTTCTTCACCAAGAGGAGGTAGTGGTGTACCCATTTCAATTTCAATATCTTTTCTATATTGAAAGGCTAAATGTTCTCTAATATGTGCTTCTGTTGCCATCATAATACTTTGTGCTGAAGGACTTTCTTGAACTAATTGTTGTATTTCAGGATCTTCCATTCCTGCCATATGAACTGCAATATGTGCTTCATGATCTTGATATTCAAATGCTTTAATAGGAACAATATTAACCAAGTTCATATTTTCTAATACAGGATCAGCAGGTTTAATATCTTGTTTGTTTGGAATAACTTTGTCTACGTTTTCAATTCCTAAAACTTCTAACATCTGTCTGTGTAGTTCAGGCATGTCATACATTTCAGGTGCTTGTTGTGCTAACTGAAGTGCGGCTTGATACTGCATAATTCTTTGTGACATTGTTGCGGCGTTTGGATTACTTACAGGAATAACATCAACTCTTCCATCAAAGTCTTTTGCTTTAACAAATTCATCAGGTTTTTCTGCATAAGGATAACTAGGTGAAGTAAATTTAGAAATAATACCACTTAGTATATTGAACTCTTTGTGCATAGATGCATGAAGTCTTGATTGAATAGCACTCATTACTTTCATGGATCTTTCCATGATTGCTAAAGTTGTTCCAACAGGTGCTTCATTGTTCATATCATTTACTTTTAAATCACCTAGACTTGCAAATCTTCTGCCTTCTTCGACAATGGTTGTAAGTAAAGAATATAAAGTTTGACTTGGTTCTTTGTATGGTAAGAACTGTATGTTCTCTCCAATAGATCCACCTGGTACATCTACATCTCTGAACTCACCTGGCATAATTGGTGTGTCGTCACCTTTTATTCTTAACCCTCTAGTCTTAAGACCACCTGGTAAATTAGACAATGTGCCTGCATCAATTAGTTGACGAAGTAAAGAAGTTGCTGATCTACTAAGACCACCAATCATATGAATTAATCCAAAACCATAAAAACCAATACCTGGTAAATATTGATAATGAACAAAATGTTGTCTTCTCATTTTTTTAGGATCATTTTCTTCATAGTTTCTTCTTATTGAAAGAATTTTTCTACTAGATTTATCTAGGGTTACAATGTACGGAAGAGCAATGCCTGTTTCTTTTCCGTTTTCCATATCCTCGAAACCTTCTAAATCAAGATCAACTTGCATTTCTAAAAGAGTATAACGATTATCGTTATCAAAACTTGTATCGCTTTCACCTGTTAGTTTGTTGTATTTATCAGTTATCTCGGTGATATCAGGAGAAGGAGCAGGTAAATCACATTCTTTAAAAAATCCTGAGTACATTAATTTTTTTATTTCGTTTTCAGTTTTTTTCATTATATGCGTTGCACGTTCACAAGTTAACAAATCACTTGCACCATAGCTAACTACAAAATCTTCAGCAGGTACAAAAATTGCACAAGGTCTATCCATTGTTGGATCAAAATAAACTTTTCTAAAAGCTGATCCTGCTAGTGGTAAAGAAAATAATAATTTTTCTGTTTCAGTTCTATACTCAACCATCTTTTCTGTTAAAAGATAATTCATGTATTCTTGTATTCTATGAGATTGCTGTTCTTTCTCTACATCAATAGTTCCAACAATTTTAGTTTTAACAGGTCCTTCAGCAGGAAATATTTCTGATATTGCTTGTGATTGAAACTTAACTACTGCTTCTGATAACAAAGGATGAAAAACACCGCAAGCACCTGGCCAGGGTTCAGTTCTTTCATCTATTGATAATCCAAGTTGATCTAAACCTGTAACGTAAGTATTTTCCCAATCCGCTCTTGACTCTCTATCTGCATTAAATAATTCTATTAACTCTGATCCTAAAGATGCTAAGTCAGCTTCATCCATTACTTCAGCTAAATTTTCTCCAAATCCTGCTTCTAATCCTGAAGGAGCATCTTCAAAATCAATAATCATACTTCCATCATCTTGCTCTAAAGATGGTTCTATTTCTATTTCTATTTCAGTTGCTACACCATTTAAGGGAACTTCAACTGCGTCAGGATCGATAGGTGTTAATGTTTTTTCTATAGCCATTAGTAATACTGTGCCTTCCTTCTTTCATCAAATGGTTCTTCTTCTTCATCACTAAATAGACTTATAAAACCACCCTGCCTGAATCTTATCAGAGCTTGCGTGCTACTGTCAACAAGGTCATCATGTGATCCATTTGGGAAAGAAGCAAATTCTTCAACAACTTCTTCTGCCCATCTTGTATCTGGTGCCCATACTACACCTGATGCAAATAAATCTGCAACTGCATTTACACGAGCTACTTTATCATTTCCTCTAGTTGGTGTGTATTCTGAAACAGGAATGCCTGCGGCACGCAATTCAAATATTAATGGCATACCTGCGGCTTTTCCTTCAACTATACATGCATCAGGTTCATAAGTTTTATATAACTCCATAGCTTTTGTTTTCAATTCAGGAAACTCTAATCTATCTTTGTAAGCATCTAATAAAATTAATTGAGGTGCTTGCCTTCCGTCAAATTCATCTTCTGCATAAAATACTCCCCAAGTAGTACAAGCTGAATAGTCCGCTCTTTGTGTTTTTAGAAAAGCTGTATCCCATGATTGTATAATAAATTGACATGGAGGAGGATACTCATCTTCCCAAATTCTCCACCATTCTCTTTTAACCAACGCACCTTCTTCTGAAGTAGGATCTTGTTGATATTGTGCAGACCATTTAGAAACAGGAAGCTCTGCTTTTAATGCTTCAAGTTCTTCTAGTTTCCAAAATTCTGGCCAGAGAGGATTACCTGAGGGCATTAAAGCAGGTAGTTCTATTACTTTCCATTCATCTGAACCACCACGTTTAATGCTTGCATCTACAATTTGACCTGTTAAATCTCTTTTGTGCCAACGTGTCATAACAATAACAATAGCACCGCCAGGTTGTAATCTTTGTCGAGGACCTGATGTATACCATTCATAGGTTTTATTAAAAACATCTGAATCTGCTGATGCACCTTCTTGCTCTGAGTGAGGATCATCAATAATTAATAGATCAGCACCTTTACCTGTAACAGCACCACCCACACCAATCGCAAAGTATTCACCTTTTTTATTTGTATTCCATCTACCTGCAGCCTTACTATCTGCTTGTAACTTTACTTCTCCAAAGATATCTTGAAAATCAGAATCGCCAACTAAATTTCTAACTTTACGACCAAACCCTACTGCAAGTTCTGCCGTATGTGCTGTTTGAATAACCTTCTTGTCAGGAAAATTTCCTAAGAACCAAGCAGGTAAAAGATAACTAGCAAACTCAGATTTTGTATGTCGAGGTGGCATATTGATAATTAATCTTTTTAATTTGCCGTCTATAACATCTTTAAAAGCATCTGCCATAATTCTATGGTGCTCTCCGTTGATGAACGCTGGCCAGACTTCTTTTACAAAGTCTAAGAAATCTAACTTAGCTCCTTCTCTTCTTTTAGCTTTATCATACTCATCTAATAACTTAAGAAGTTCTTTTTTTTGATCAGGTGAATAACTAGATAAATTATTTAATATCGAAGAAGGATTAATACCATTGCTCATTTTTTTCCTGCTTTTTTATTTCTTGCAAAAGACCTATTAGCACTTCTTGATTTAACAGTTAAATTTTTCTTTGCGTTATTTTTAGGATTTCCATCTCTATGATGAACATCTTTAGTATCACCTTTTTTAACTGTGCCTTTTGCTAATGCTCTATTCCTAGCTGTATTCCTAGAGGCTCTTTTTTTCTTCTGTTCAGGTTTACCTTGGTAATTAGAGTATTCTCTTTTATAGTTTCTAACCATTATTTACCTATTTAAAACTTATCTATTATCAAACCTATATCAGCAGATAGTTCCTGTGCACCTGCTAACACTTTCTCAGATTTTTTTTCTATCTTAACGGCTTCGTTTAACATAGCAATAGATCGTTTATCTAACATAGACTTTTTATCCCAATAGCTTTGACTTACGTTTTTAAAAATTCTTCCATGTTCCTCTATCGTAAGGAATTTTTTAAAAAATTTTCCCTTATGTGAGATAAGAACATACTGATCGTTAAAAGATATCGTACAATCTCCTCCTTTTACTGTTGGGCACTCTTCATCTTTTGACATCACGTTTACTTTTCCTGTAATAAAGTTACCATAGACTGAAAATTTCTCCCCATCAATAGAAACTACTGTATCACCTGCTGATTTTACTTTAGCTTTCGCTAACTTCTTTTTACTTACATCCATAATTGAAATCTCCCTAAAAAACATTATACACAAAAACAAAATATTTGGAAGTCCTAAGTTAGGGAGGACACTCAGGACTTCCTCGTCAAATAAAGGTAGCAAGTCTTACATTTGAATGCTTACAAATCCCTCATTTAACGAATTAACTTGCAAAAAAGTCAGCAAGAGTATATTCTTTAGTAAGAACATAGGTAGATACTACCTATATACTTACTATACTAGATAGATACTAGTCTTAGATAGATACTACAGGGGATTTTCAGAAACAAAAACAGAAAAATGCAAAATATTTTTTTTATGCATAGGATTCCTTGGGTTTTTTATGAAAAAAAAGGGGTAACCAACCCTAAAAACAATTAGTGGAGAAAAAAATGGTAAAAAATACTACGAAAATAAAAAAGAAACCAATACCTAAAGCACAGAAAGCAAAAAAACCTATGATANAGCCTCAAAATGCTAAGATTGGTATAGCTATTGGTGTGATATTAATACTACTAATGCTTATGGCTAACACATAACAGCATTATTTTGAAAACATTCTGATATTACGAGCAAATTAGTTAGGGGATGCTAGCCATTTTCCAAAATCTCACAGGGGTGGTGGGGTATTGGAGTAAGTATTTACCGCTAACCTTAATTAGACCTTTTCTCTGTCCTGTAAGAAATCAGAGAGTCGTTGATTGTGATGGTGCTAGTCAGGATTAACTCTGATCCTTAAGGCTATTTAACTTTGCTCTTANCTCTTGCTCTATGTCCTCTAGAGATCGTTGTTCATCTTTGCTGATCGTAACCTCAGAGAACATTGCAATGCTCTTACCCATCATCTCTAAGGCTCTCAGTCTGTGTGTGTTGTTTTCTTCGTTATCCACAATTTGCCATAATTCATTTTCGATTCTNTCCTTGGTCGAGACCTCTCTGACGTGTTTTGCTCTAGACCTATCCGCAATTATCTTATCCACC